CCCCAGGACCCCAACCCACCAGTTGGGGTCCTTTGCCATGCACGGTCTGAGGAAAGGAACCCATGTCTGCCATCAGCCCTCAGACCGCGACTCTGGTGAATGTCGCGTCGAGCGCTACCTCCGTGACGCTCTTCGCGGCATCCACGGGAGTCACCAAGGGGCGCACCATCTTCAACGACAGCACCCAGGTGCTTTACGTAAAGTTCGGTGCTACGGCGTCCGCAACGTCGTACACCGTGCAGCTTGCCGCAGGTGCTTACTACGAGTTCCCGCAGTCCGTTTACGGTGGAATCGTGGACGGGATCTGGGCGTCGGCCAATGGCAACGCCCGATTGACGAGCTGGTGATCCAATGCCCCTGTTCACACCTCCTGGAGCAGTCGCAGGAAACTCGACCGTTGGTGGAACGCTTGGTGTAACCGGCGTCCTGACGGCATCCGCCGGGGTCAACTCCACAGGCGATGTCACCATTACGTCCGGAAATGCCGTGGTGGCCACGGCTGGCAAGGGCGTGAAGGTCAAAGAGGGTTCCAACGCCACCATGGGAACCCTCGCTGTCAATGGCGCTACTCCTGTGGTCGTCAGCACTACAGCGGTTACCGCGAACTCCCGAATCTTCCTCACGACCAATGTTGCGGGTGGAACACCTGCTTTCTGCTATGTGTCCACCCGTACCGCTGGCACGAGTTTCACTGTCCAGGGCGTCGCCTCGGACACCTCCACTGTGGCGTGGCTGATTGTCGAGCCTTCGCCGTAAGAATAGCTGCGTAGAGGGAATGAGTTTGTTTCCGGAGAAACGCGGGTCTATTGTGCTACGCCTGCAACACCGGGCTTGGGTAATTCCGTGACGATACAGAAAAACTTCAGTAGGCAATAGCCTATTTGAAGAAGCATACACATAAGCCGCATTAAAACCCGGCTCGTGTGAAACCACTGTGGCAGTGACGCCCTACAGTGAGGAAAGGATAAGTCATGGCTATTGCTGCTCTCGGGCGCTCTTTCAACATCGTTCCCATCGCGGCAGGTGTCGCCCTGTCGATGCGTGACTGCTCCGGCATCACGTTCATCTGCACCGGCAACGACACGTTCACCATCACCACGTCCGCCACTTTCGGCGGCTCGTACGCCACTCCTGGTGCGATCATCACCAAGAAGCAGACCAACACGGCCACCAACGGCACTGCCGCGTGGGTGTCGGCCACGCAGACCGCTGCGAACACGGTGGTTATCTCTTCGGGAAGTGTGGCTTTCTTCGTCCCGGGAACGTCGCTGGCCGACCCCCTGGCGTACATCAAGTGCACCCAGTCTTCCGCTGGCCTGGTCACCGCCATTCTGGGTGATCTCCTGGTCGCGCGTAAGCCCGACAACCTCGCCATCGTCTCGGCGTAAGGGGGGCGTAACCCATGTCTTCCATGATGAAGCAGACCGCCCTGCGCACGTTGACGCTTGGTACGCGCGCCAGCAAGTCCACAGGAACTCTGGCGGCCACTACGGTCGATCTCTTCCTTATCGCTGGCGGTGAAGTTCTGATCACGTCGCTGTATGGCTTGGTCACCACATCTATCACCGTGGCGAACTCCTACTACCTCAAGGCAACCCCGACTACTGGTGATGCCGTTCCCCTGTGCGCGGCCACTGACATCGGGACTACGGACACTCTCGCGGGAGATGTCCTGGGGTTCAGTACACCCGCCACTGCGGGTACCACTCCGCCCAAGCTGATGTCTCCTTCGGGAAACTCTTCCGCTGGCTGGCCCAGTTCGCTTCCTGCGACGGCGGTCACCACGGGGAAGATCCAGTCGGTGTCCGCAGGTACGGATGGTGTCATCACCTGGGTTGTGACCTGGGTGCCACTCACTGACGGCGCGACTCTTACCTCCGCGTAACGGGAGAAAACATGGTGTGGACATGCGTCGCCTGTTCGACGCAATACGCGGCTGGGCTTGACGCATGTCCCCACTGCGGTACCAGCGAGTACGAGATCGAGGGGGCTCCGGGATTCCGCCAAGCCCCTTCATTCATCACCGTCAACTGCACGTCGTGCAGTTCCGGGCCGTGGACCATTCGCGTGCACAAGGCGATGCCCGGCCTGATCGAAATTCCGACTCTGTTCTGTGCCTCGTGCGGTAGCCAGGTGCAGGTTCCCTGGCCCCCTGTGGAGGACAGCATGCCGAAGATCACCATTGAAGGTGGTCCCTCAAACGCTCGCGACGAGGCACCCTCCCCGGTCGCTGACGCGAGTGAGCCCCTGGTCGGTGCCGAGGCTGACCAGGGGCACCCAGAACCTGAAGCCGTACTGGTGGATGAGCCGGGACCGGAACTCATTGAGATTCCATTTGCCACAGGTGGCCCCCTCTCCGTGGAAGGCGACAGCGTTCCAGCCCTCCTGACAAACAGCGAAAGCGTCCTCAAGGCGGAAGACGTGGCAGCCGTCGAGAAGTCTGGCGACGAATATGAGGACATGAACCTCGCCGATCTGCGCGCCACCGCTGATGCCAAGGGTCTCCCCTCCTACGGCACCAAGGCGCAGCTCAAGGACCGCCTGCGCGAAGCGGAGTAACCCATGGGCAACTGGTACGCCCTCGTCAGCATCGTTGACGAGGCGATGGCTTATGCCGCCATTGAGCCGAAGATGCGGCTTCTCGCCTGCCCGAATGATGGTGAGCCGTATACTCAGGGCCCTGACGGCGCCTTGTTCTGTACGTACGACGGCTACCGCCCTGATGGTACGTACATCGGCGACTTCCCCCGCGTGCGCCTGCGTTCCCGCTACTAGCTCAGGAGCCCTCAATGGCTGAGCCCGGGGAGTCCGTGTGAGCACAATGAACACGGCAGCCGATGCGCGTCTACGGCTTGGCCTGGACAGGGTCACTGCTGAGGTTGTGGCCCCTACGGGTGTTGCTGCCACGGATACGGCGAATATTGCTGTTGCCATTGCCGCGCTGCCGTCTACGGGCGGTGTCATCCAGTTTCAGGCTGGGACGTATATCCTCACCGCGCCAGCGACCGCTTCTTTGGGCTGCATCAACATCTCCGTGGACAACACGACGGTTGCTGGCATGGGCATTGGCGTCACGATCCTGAAACTCGCAGATGGCACGTCGCGGAACACCACGGGGATCGTCCGTACACAGTCGGGTGTCTCCAACAGTCGGGTCGTCTTTCGTGATTTCACCATTGACGGTAACAAGGCGAACGTCTCCGGAACACCCGATATTGTGGGAGCCTACTGCGGCGTCAGCCCGAACGGTACCGCTACGGATTACGACATACGTTTTTCCAATGTGGAGATCAAGAACTGCACGGGATACGGATTCGATCCTCATGAGCGGACCACACGTCTCCTGATCGCCGACTGCATCAGCCACGACAACGGCACCGACGGCTTCACGCTGGACGGTTGCTACGACAGTGAAATCCGGGACAGCGTTGCTTACAGCAATACGCGCCATGGCTTTAACTTCGTGACAGCCAGTACGCGGGTCCGGGTCATCGGGTGCCACGCCTACAGCAACGGATCGAACGGATACACCGCGCAGAACGGCGCCAAATACATCCAGTTCTCCTCATCCCATGCGTACAACAACACGAGCGCTGGGTGGGCTCTCAACGGAACTGCACAAACTGGCCAGCAGGACAACACCCCCGGTGGAACTCACACGCTGGACGGGTGCACTGTTTCCACCAACGGAACTCACGGGTTCCAGTTGGTGGGATGCTCGAACAACCGGCTGTCCGCATGCCATTCGCAGGACGCCTCCCAGACGACTACTAACACGTCTGACCATTACCGTCTAGGTGAGTCCGGAACCGACTACAGCACCAACAACACCCTCACTGGATGCACCTGGGGGCAGACGTCCGGCGTCAGCAATGCCGCGAAGTGGGGGGTCAACGAACAGACGGCGAATGATGGCGGTACATACGTCACTGGCTGTTCGGGTTCTGGCACGGTATCCGGGAGTATCAACCTTCTGAATGCGACATCCCTTCTTTCCGCTGCACACAATGGAGGTTCGAGCAGCCACCCGCTCGGTGTCTACTCCTTCGATCTTCCTTCCCTGCACGGCTACAAGGAATGGAACTGGCCACCGGACATCGCTGGCGCATCTGCTGGCGTGATCACTGTTGCTGGGACCATCTACGGAATGCGCGTGGACGCGCAGTCTGGTGGCCTCATCAGCAACATCATCGTCAGCATCAGCAATGCTGGTGCCACGATGACTTCCAGTCAGTGCTTTGCGAGTGTCATTGATGGGACCACGGGCACCGAGCTGGCGCGAACAGCTGATCTGGCGACCGTCTTGCAGGGATCCGGTATTACGGCACTCCCCCTGGTCTCCTCTTTCACACCAACCATCGGGCAGAAACTCGCCGTGCTGCTGCTGGGGAACAGCTCAGGAACGATGCCTTCCCTGACACGGTCCTCCGCAACGTCAGCAACGGTCCCCAATGCCGGTCTCACGTCCGCATCCCCGAGGCGCTACTTCACGGCAGGAACCGCTCAGACTTCCATGCCGAGTTCTTTCACCATGAGCAGCACCACCGCAACCGGCGCTCTCACTTTCTGGGTCGCCTTGTCCTGATACTGAGGAGGGAATGCCGTGGCTGAACCCGTGTACACCACCCGTGAGGCCATCAAGCGGGCCCTCCAGATCGGCGAGACGGCGGAGAACGACCAGGAGATCGACCGTTGCATCGCGTCGACTGCCAGGATCATTGACGGATACTGCCACCGCACGTTCTACCCCATGACCGCCACGCGGAAATTCGACTGGCCTAGTATCCAGGGCGCTCTACCGTGGCGCCTATGGGTGGACGACTGCGACGTTATCTCCGTGTCCGCCATCTCCTCCACGGGCGGCGGCGCCATTCCTGTTGGGAACATTTTCCTGGAGAACAATCGGACCGGACCGCCCTACGACCGGATTGAACTCAACCTGTCAAGCGCGTCAGCTTTCGGCGGTGGTAACACCTACCAGCAGAGCATCCTGGTCACCGGACTCTTCGGGTACAGCAACAATGAGACCGCAGTGGGCACCGTCATCGAGGCGCTGGACGCGTCGGAAACAGCCATTGACGTGGACGCCGCGACGAGTTCCATGGTGGGTGTCGGGTCGATTCTTCGCTTCGATGACGAACGCGTCATCGTCACTGAGCGGGACTTCCTGACGACCGGGGCGACACTGGCTGGGAACCTGGACGGGCAGCAGAAGACGGTGACTGTTCCCGTCTCCAATGGTGCCCTCTTTGCTCGTGGTGAGGTCGTTGTCCTGGACAGCGAAAGCGTCCTTGTCCTGCGCGTGGTTGGCAATAACCTCACCGTGAGGCGCGCGTATGACGGAAGCGTTATCGCGGCACACACTTCTGGCATCACCATTTACGGCCCACGGACACTCAGTGTGCAGCGAGGGGCTTTGGGGACCACCGCTGCTGTGCATCTCACGGGATCAACTGTGAACCGATGGGATCCCCCGCCGGGACCCCGGCAGCTCAACAACGCCATGGCGATCTCAGATTTGATGCAGGAGAAAACCGGCTGGTTCCGCACCATGTCCGCCTCTTCCAACTTCGGTGGAACTTCCCGTCGGTCGGCAACCATGGAAAGCATCATCGACCTTCGCCAGCAGGTCACCCAGCAGTATGGGCGCAAGGCGCGGCAGCGCACGATTTGATAGGTGGTGTTCCGTGGCTGGTTTTTGGGTCCGCATTACCGAAGCAGCTCGTGGCATCATCAGCGGTCATCGCATTGAGCACCAGGTCACCGAGTATACGGAAGACACTGCTGAGGAGATTGCCGAGCGGGGCAAGGAAATTGTCCTTGATCGCCTTGGGTTCGTGCTCCGGCACCCCAGTGGGTATTACGAGTCGAAGATCGATACTCGACCCATTGGTGAAGGCCGGTACGAAGTCCATGACACGGGAGTGATCTACGGTCCTTGGCTGGAAGGCGTGGGCTCACGCAACTCGCCCGACACATTCCCTGGCTACCACACCTTCCGTCTGGCACATGAGCAGCTAGACGCAGAAGCGGGTGAGATCGCGGAGAAGGTGCTCTTCGAGTACCAGAGTCACGGCAAGCTCCGGTAACACCATAGGGAGGGGTTCGGGATGGCCCTGGACATCGTCAGCATCCTGGATTCCGTGGTGTCTCACGCTCTGGGTACCGGGTACTTTCTGACGGTTAACCAGCACGAGTCGAAGCAGTCTCCGTCGACAGGGCTCACGGCTTCCGTGTGGGTGGAGCGCGTCACTCCGGTCAAAACATCAGGTCTGGCTAATACCACCGTCCGTCTTGAGCTGACAGTGCGCATGTACTCCAGTACCACGTCCATGCCGTACGACGACATCGACACCAACCTGACGATCGCTCTCGACACCTTGATGAGCGAGTACATCGGGGACTTCGACCTGAATGGCGAAGTACGGCACGTGGATATCTTCGGAGCGTACGGGACGCCTTTGGAGTGTCGCTCCGGCTACCTTAACCTTGACGGAAAAGAGTTCAGGGTCTTCTCCATCAGGGTGCCCCTGATCTGCGATGATCTGTGGCCACAGGCTCCGTGAGTGCATCACTAGGACACACTGCCTGGATGAACCCTAAAGACATCGATCCGCGTGGGCGTCGTTCCACTCGCGATACGCGGGACTCGCTTTGAGGCTGAGGTGCGCATGATGCTCACTGAACGCCTTGACCGTAAGACGTAGCCACACAAACACACCAATGAAGGGCCGTCCAGCCGGGCGGCCCTTTTGCATGTCCCGAGGAGGGGATGAGGCGTGAGCAAGACCTCGGGCTTGGGGGATATGTTCCTTCTGGGCGGATATGACATCTCAGGTGACACCAGTTCGCTCGGCGAGGTCGGTGGTGGTGTCGCCACCATTGACGTCACCGGCATTGACAAGTCTGCGTTCGAGCGTATCGGTGGTCTCCGCGACGGCCGCATCGAGTGGGTTTCTCACTTCAATACCGCCCTCACCAAGCAGCACGCCGTCCTGTCCACGCTCCCTACCACTGACCGGCAGCTGATGTACGGCCGTGGCACCAACCTGGGTGACCCCGGAGCCTGCCTGGTCGCCAAGCAGCTCAATTACGACCCCACCCGTGCAGACGACGGCAAGATGACCATCGCCGTCCAGGCACAGGCAAATGGCTATGGCCTGGAGTGGGGCGTCCAGCTCACTGCCGGGCTACGCACGGACACCGCCGCGACCAACGGTACAGGCGTCGACACCCTGGCCTCATTGGCGTTCGGCGGTCAGGCCTACCTCCAGGTCACCGCATTCACGGGTACCGATGTGACCATCAAGATCCAGGACTCGGCGGACAACGTCACCTTCGCTGACGTGACCAGCTTCGCATTCACCTCGGTCACTGCCGGACCGCAGACTCAGCGCATCGCCATTGCGAACACGGCGACTATCCGCCGGTATGTACGTGTGGCTACGACCACTACAGGTGGCGTCACTTCGGTGACGTTCAACGTAGTGATGGTCAAGAATGAAATTCTGGGCCAGGCATTCTAGGCCCTATCGGCTTCGGGGAGGAAGCATGAATCGTATCCAGCCCATCGGTGGCGTCAGCTCTTACCAGACGTACCAGATCAAGGCGCCTATCGCGACACACTGGCGTAAGGCCACGTGTGCCGAGATCGAGTGCGCGCACTACCTGAATGGGTGGCGTGTGCGCCTTGAAAGTCTCCCACCGGAGATGGTCCACGCGGCCCGTAATTCCGGGCGGAAGTTCACTGAGCTGCACGTTTCCGCCGAAGAGAACTGGCTTGTCTTCGAGGCAGGTCAAGCGTGTTTCCAGGAGAGCGCACACAAGGTCCCTCTGGACAGGCAAGAGCTGTTCATCGTTCGTGATGGTGACTGGCGAGGGAATCCGACAGGCCGTGTTCGTCAGCACACCAACCCAGAGCACTGGGTGGAACAGATGGACGAGACGTTTGATGGGATCCGGACTGCTCAGCAGCGAGGTTGACAGTCAGGATCGATCACCATGCGCAACGCGATCGATTTCGTCCATGTGCTTCTTACGGTCGTAGTTGTACCGGGCCTGACCAGCACGGATACGCGCTGCCTTCTCTGGGTTTAGCCACGGATTGCTTTTGTTCGCTTCCTGCTCAGCCTTCGTCGCCCAACGGCAATTCTCTGGATCATAGTCGCCATCACCGTTGAGACGGTCGAGTGTCTTCCCATCAGGGCGTTCGCCCATGTCTTCGAGGAAGTTGGCGAAGCTCTCCCAGCGTTCGCAGACTGTGATTCCTCGGGCGCCATATCTTGGGTACGAGGTATTTCGGGGATCTCGACAACGCGAGTGCATGGAAGTCCATGTGTTGTGCGTTGGCGTTCCGGCCCAGCCATGCTTATATGCCGATGCCTGTTCTCCCGTATACGTCGCGAGCCTCGCTCTGGTTTCTTCCGTATGGTGCCGCCCCTTCATGGGGTGGGTAACGCGGGAATTGTGTCCGGGTATGTACTTGCTGATGCGATTACGCCGCGCATCTACCGGAGCTGGCTCGCCGCAGCCACACCCACAAAACTGCGGTGTTGCTGACTTTTCCATGAAGGCGCGCTTTGCGTCTGATGGACCCCGCTTCTGGAGAGCCTTGCTGATATTTGAGCGGTGCTCCTGAGTAAGTGAGTGCCGTCCGCAGGTGCACCCCGGCTCACAGGCTTTTACATCTCGACGCGAATGGCGGCCACAAGCACATCCCATGGGGCACTTAGACATGGGATCAGACTAAAAGCAATGTCCACGTTAAGCCAATGAATCCCACCAGCAGTGCAATACATCAACGAAGGGTGTGGTCAAAATTAGCAAGTCGAGCGGCCTCGCATGGACAACTTGCTCAGTCGATGACAGTGGTGGCACAGCGCGTGATATCAGGAATGACATCACGAACCTGGAATTTGCGACACCGCGCGCAACTCAGGATATCACGGGCATCGACAAGTCGGCGATGGAGCGACTCCTGCTCTTGGCCGATTTCTCAATCACCCTGAATGGCGTCTTCAACCCGGCGGCCACTACCACCGCGCACGCCGTCTTCAAGACGATCCCGTCCACATCGGTGACACGCACGGTCAGCATCACCGTTGGCGGCGTCTCGCTTCCGAACGAGTGCCTCCTCACGGACTACCCGCTAACACGCGCCGACTCGGGCGAGTTGACGTGGGCTGTTCCTGGTGCCCTGGCTGACGGAACTGTCCCGACGTGGGCGTAATGTCCGTTTCGATCTAACTTCACACACCTCGGAGTCCATCGCAGAGCGCGGTGGGCTTTTTTGTTTCCCTGGGGAGGAACCGTGTCCGGATTCCGGCGCAAGCGCAAGGTCTACAAGCTCGATTTCACGGGCACCGAGTACGAGGGCCTGGAGGTTAAGGTCTCGGGACTCACCACGGGTGAGTTCCTTGACCTTATCCGGGTCACTGGATCCACAGGCAAGGAAGCTGACTCCGACGCCACATTGGAGATGCTTCAAATGCTGGCCAAGCACCTCATCTCGTGGAATCTGCTGGACGAGGACGAGAAGCCGGTGCCCACCACCTTCGACGGCATGAAGACGAGCGACCTGGCTTTGAACATGCTCATCGTGGATGCCTGGACAACAGCGGTCAGCGGGGTCTCCGCCCCTTTGGAGAAGCCCTTGATCTCTGGCGAGACGTCCCCGGTGGAATCCATCCCGATGGAAGCACTGTCGGGAAGCCTCCAGAGCTAGCAGAAGCTGAGTGGATTCTCGGCGTGTGCAGACAGTTCCACGTACTACCAAGCCAGCTGCTTGAAGAGCCATCCGATTTGGTGCGCCTTCTCGCTATCGAGGGCCGGGGCAAGCCTGATACGGAAGGGGATTAGCGATGGCCGATGACATCACCCTGACCGTACGAGTCCGGGATCTGACGCGCGGAGATTTCGAGCGAGTCAACCAGCGTTTGCGTGAGATGGACGGCAGGGTTCAGCATGTCGGCCAGAGTAGCAACCTCAGCGCAGAGCGCACGAATCGCTTCAGTGAAAGTATCCGCAGCGTCTCTGAGCGACTGACCCAGCTTTCCCACACAGGGAACGTGGCCAGTGCCGACATGGCTCACATGCGCGGAAGCATGTCACTTCTCAACCGGAACCTCATGCAAGCTGCGCGATCCGGCGAGCTGACACGCACCGAATTCCGTCAATTGTCACGGCAACTGGGCGAGGTCCGGCTCGACTTCGACCACTTGAACAATGACATCGTTCGCCATGACGCACTTGTACAGGCATCAGTGCGGACACAGGAGAGGGCCGCACGGGCGCAGGCGGCGCGCGCCCGTGAAGCAGCCCGTGCTGCGGCGAGCGAAGAAGCACAGCAGCGCACAGTAGTACGCGCACACGCGCAGGCCCTGCGGGAACAGGAAACACAGCAGCGGGCATTGGTACGGGCACACGCACAAGCGCTACGCGAACAGGACCGGATGGACCGGGCGCGTTCGTCGCGCACTATCACCACGCGTATTCGTGACACCACCAGTGCGGGCTTCGAGCGAGCCGACGCATCCTTCCGCCGGTTCGAATCCCGCATCAACACCTTCTCGCACCGTCCGCACTTTCAGTCACTAGAACGTTCTGTCAGTATCCTGTCCGGCGGGTTCATCCGGGTTGGCGAGGATACGGGACGTGTCATCCGTGGGTTTGAGCACGTAGTAGGCGGGGCTCGCCGTGTAACCGAGGCGACTGGCCGGGCGACCGACCAGCTTATCCGGTTCTCGGGTGCGGGTCTTCGTCGCGCTGCTAACTCAATGTCGTCCTTCGCACGGCGATCCCCCCTCGTCGCAGCCGGACTCACGCTACTCGGTTCAGTAGCGCAGCTTGCCGGGGCCGCCCTGACGGTTGTCCTCGGTGGTGCCTTTGTTGCCTTGGGGGCCTACGCCCTCAAGGGCAGCGCACAAGTCAAGAGCGCTTTCCAGGACATGAAGACCACAGTGGGGTCCACCGTCCGGGAAGCGGCAGCTCCGTTGGTTCCTTTCCTGGTGGAAGGAATGCACCAGGTCGCCACCGCCGCAAGATTTATGGGTCCCCTGCTCCGCGAGGCATTCACTGCAACTGGGCCACTGGTCAATGATCTTTTCGGCGCAGTCACCGGACTCGCACGCGCAGCCCTCCCTGGCATGGTTTCCGCATTGCAGTCCATGGGGCCGATTATGGCTGGATTCCGTACAGCCCTAACACTTGTGGGAGAGGGAGTCAGTAACCTCTACACACTGATGACCAGCAATGGCGCAGCAGAGGGGCTGGGCCAGGTCTGGCGCACAGTCGGCAACGAGCTGAAGACCGCTCTGGACGTCATTGGGAAGTCCATCGGCGATATGGCGAATAGCGGTGCGGCAACGCTCGCGCTTATCGGTGTCTTCCGCGCCCTGGATGCTGCGATTATTCTTGTCACAGGAGTTTTCCAGACCCTGGACACCATCACTTTCGGCGCGTTCAAGCACCTGACAGACTGGATCACCGGCGTAAAGAACATTGCCGGTGTTGGGGATACCAGTGCGAAGTCACTCGGGAGCCTCCAGAAGCAGTTGGCAGCCGTCAACGCGGAGATCGCCAAGCAGCAGGCCGCATCCCCGGACAAGAAGAAAACGGTTGTCGAGTGGGATCCACTCAGTGGGGGCCAAAAGACAAAACAGATCGGTCAGTATGATGATTACCACGGACCATCGAAAGATGCTGTCATCAAGGCATCCGGGTTCAGTCAAAGCAAACTGAATGGCCTCCTGAGCAAGCGTGTGTCTTTGGAGGGGCAGGTTGCTCAGGCTGCGTCTGATGCGGCAGCCAAGACGTCCGCAGAGACAAAGTCGGTTCAGCAGTTCGTAGACGCCATGCGCGCGCTCAATGCACAGAACCAGTCGGTCCTGGATACCCAGTCAGCACTGGAGCAGTCCATTGACGACGCAGCTAAAGCTGCGAAGAAGATGGGACACGCGCTCAAGTTCAACGGTAACCAGCTCGACCTGACGAGCCAGGCATCTCGCGATGCCTACACCAAGCTGTCCGATCTGGCCACCAAGACAAACGCGGCGACGAAGGCCGTCGAAGACGGCAAGGGCCCGTGGAAGAACGTAATCTCCGTGTGGAAGGAAGGCCACGACGCCGTCTACAAGATGGCGCGTGAGATGGGAGCCTCCAAGGAGCAGGCGAAGTCCCTCGCTGACCAGATCACCAAGATGCCAAACAAGAAGGCCGTCCTCAAGGTCAACTATGACGACCTGATGGCGAAGCTGAATGCGGCGAAGGCCAAGCTGAAGACGCTGCCGAAGAGCAAGCAGGCAAAACTGCAAGCTCAGATCAGCGATCTGGAGAACAAGGTTGCGCAGGCGAACCGTCTCCTGAACGCTCTGGACGGAAAAACCGCAGTCACTTATATCATCAGCAAAACGAAGACGACATCGGGAACCGTCTACCACGAGAGCGGAAACTACGCCAGCGGTGGCTATATCACGGGCCCAGGATCAGGGACATCCGACGATATCCCGGCACGTCTGTCCAACGGTGAATTCGTCGTCAATTCGTCATCCACGAGGCGCAACCGGCGACTCCTGGAAGCCATCAACGCAGGGCATGTCCGTCAGTTTGCCAAGGGTGGCCTGTCTTCAGGGGCAAAGTCAGCACGCTCAGAAGCAGCGTCCCAATTCGGTGTTTCATACTTCGGGCATCTCGCGGGGTACAAGACCGATTCCTTTGGTCAATCCCTCAGCGCAGCCTCCACGGTTAAGGATCTTGTCGCATCACTGAACAAGTGGAGGTCCCTCATCAAGGCCGCCACATCAGGTGGCGCGGAGAAGAATCTACTGAGCAGGCTGAGCAGTGCGGGTAAATCGCTGATCAAGTACGAGAAGCAGCAAGTCAAGGTGAACGCAGCCTTGGACAAGGCGAAGGACAAACTCTCCAGCCTCAAGGATGCAGCAGCTTCTCTGGCGGACAGCGTCAAGTCCGGGATCATGTCGGGTGGCAGCATCACAAATGCGGCCGGGGGCGACAGCTACACCTCACTTACCAAGGTGATGGACACCCTCCACGACAGTCGGGACAAGGCAGTCGCTTTGGCGGGCGCCCTGAAGACCCTGAAGGCCCGTGGGCTCAATGGTCAGTCGCTGTCCGAGATCGCCAGTGCTGGTGTCGAAGGCGGCGGTCTGGAGACGGCCTCCGCGTTGCTGTCCGGCAAGGACAGTGACATCAAGCTCGCCAACAGTTTGCAGAAGCAGATCGCGGTGGCTGGTAAATCGGCGGGAAAGACTACGGCGGACGCCATGTACGCCGGAGGCATGAAGGCCGCTGAAGGTCTCATCAAGGGACTGGAGAAGCAGAAGAAGCATCTCGAAAAGCTCATGGAGACCATCGCGAAGTCCCTGGAGAAGGCCATCAAGAAGGCTTTCGGTATCAAGGGAAAGTCGAACGGTGGCCCTATCGGGGCGGCTTCGGGTGGCCCTCGCAGCGCCTGGACCATGGTGGGTGAACACGGCCGCGAATTGGTGAACCTTCCTTACGGAAGTTCGGTGAAGTCTCATCCGGACACCATGCGGATGCTGAGCACCAGTGGCGGTGGCGGTCAGCGGGTGGACGTGTATTTCCACTTCACTGGCGGTGACAAGGACATGGTCAACCTCATCCGCAAGTCCGTCCGCGTTCGCGGCGGAAACGTTCAGGCGGTCTTCGGCCGGTAAGAGCCACGTATGGGGCACAGGGTGTTTAACTCTGTGCCCCGTTTCCTTTTAGGAGTGATATGCATAGGTATAAGAGTTGGAATTCCGCGATGCCAACCACCGCTGCTCAGGCTTCGGTGACCACAGGCACTGCGATCAAGACCATGCTCCAGGTCGCAACTCCATCGAACCGGCAGATGCAGCTCATCGCATGGGGCTTCAGTCTTGATGACCCGCCGGGTGCGGATGCTGTCATTGAACTGCTTCAGACAGATGTCGCCGCCACCGTAACTGCCCACGTTGCTGCTGGCGTTCAGCCTCTGGACCCCAACGCGCCAGCCTCCCTGGTGACACTCGGCACGAGCAGCACGGGGTATACCGCCACTGCTGAAGGAACGACAACGGCCTCACGCGTCTTCGACGCCATTTCCCTCAGTTCCGTTTCGGGGGAATCCAGCCTGTCGTACGTGTACCAGTGGATGCCGGACGAACGGCCGATCGTAGCCATCAGCAAGTTCTTGCGCGTCCGCGCCACGACGCCCACCACAGCGGTAGATCTAAGGACATGGGTGGTCTGGGATGAGTAGCCCCGAGGTGTCCATCGCTTTGGCCCTGGGGATTCCGGCAGCCGGAATCCTCGCCTGGGGCAACGCCCCTGGGACCAACCAACTTGTCCTGACCTACGACGGCGACCCGGGAATCTCCTCCGAGAACATCACCGTGGCGATCACCCCTGTGCCCACCGAGGAGTAGCCGATGGCTGGTATTGCCGCGCAGGTAATGGCCTGGCAGCGCCGGATGAGCGGCAGTGCCGGACCTCTCGGAGCCTCTGGCGAAGCCAGCAATGGTAACCCCGTCACCGTGGAGCTGTACCTGAATGGTGCGTGGATCGACATCACTTCGTATGTGATGACGCGCGATGGCGGAGAAAATATTGCTGTCACACGTGGGCGACCGAGCGAGGGACAGGGAGCGGATCCGGCAACCTGCACATTCCAGCTCAACAATCGCGATGGCCGATTCTCCCCACGAAACCCCACAGGTATTTACTACGGGTCGATTGGGCGGAACACGCCCTTGCGTGTCAGCGTCCCAGACGGTCTCGGCGGAAAGAATTACCGATTCTGGGGAGAGGTCAGCTCCTGGCCACAGCGGTGGGACACCACGGGCACTGATATCTGGGTGGACATCGAAGCCGCCGGGATCCTTCGTCGTCTCAGCCAGGGCGCGATTCCTGCCAACTCGGTGGTCTACAACGGGATCCTGGACCCCCAGATCGACAGCCTCCTGGCCTACTGGCCGTGTGAGGACCCTGAGGGAGCTACATCGGTCGACTCCCCCCTCGTCACATGTCCCGACATGTACTTCTCGGGAAGTCCCGTTCCAGCGGCGTACAGCGGATTCGGGTCCAGTGACCCCGTTATCACACTCAGCGGGGCGTCTATATCCGGCTACGTTCCCAAGTACAACGACGGGACCACGACGCAGCTACAGGTCCGCTTCCTGCTGTATGTCCCAGCGGATGGCCTGCCGGACTTGCAGCATGTCATGCGGCTTACCATGGACGACACCAACACCGTTGTCTATTGGGACGTTTTCTACAACAGCCCAACCGACGCTCCGGTGTACGGACGCAACGGAACACTGTCCCTCGCAGCCCGTGACGGTGACCAAGCACTGCTCGGTGGCACCGCTGACAGCACCCTGGACATCCGGGGCAAGATAGTCCGTGTCTCCATGGAACTCGCGAACAACGGAACCGCGACATCTTTCTCCATCAACATTCTGGATATCGTCGCCGACGTTTCGCACCGGACAAGCGGATCACAGGCTTCAGCACAGCTGACGCGCCTGCTTAAAGTGAGCATGGCCCCCGCAACCCTGTACAGCTCCAAGGGTATGGACGGCAGCGCAGTAGGACACATCACCGCCCAGAACACGATTACCGACATCACTGATCTCGGTGAACACCTGGATCCCATTGGTGAGTCCGCTGGACGTCGGTTCCAGCGCATCTGTGCCGAAGAGGGTATTGCTTTCAGTGGGATCGGGGACCTGGACAACACGGTCACCATGGGGTCACAGCCACGCGTCAAGCCCCTGGACATCCTCCTGGAATGCGAAGAGGCCGATAACGGCATCCTCTTCGAGAACCTCTCTGTCTTCGGTCTCGGCTACCGTACACGCGCAGATCTGTACAACCAGGATGCGGCACTGTCACTGTCCTACGTGGACAATCAGCTGGCCGAAGTTCCGACACCAGTTGACGACGACCAGTTGACGAAGAACAGCATCACAGCCACCAACTCAAACACGGACATCAGTGCCAGCGCTTCATTGCTGACCGGCGCCCTGTCCACCGTTGACCCACCGGCTGGTGTAGGCGTCTATGGTGATTCGGTCAGCGTCAATCTGTCGTCCGACGCCTATCTGGCAGACCAGGCGAACTGGCGCCTTCACCTGGGTACCGTGGATGAATCCCGGTATCCACAGATATCGGTGAATCTCGGGCATAGCCAATTCACGGTGAACTCAGCGCTCCGCATGGCGACCATCAACATGCGGCCTGGTGACCGACTCGTCATCACCAATCTGCCGAGCTGGCTCCCTCCAGACGACATCTCTGTGATCGTCCTGGGAATCTCGGAGACCATCGACCACTACCAGCACCAAATCACTTTCAACTGCGCGCCTGAGTCACCGTATCGCGTAGCTACTGCGGATGATGCCGTCCTGCGGATCGACACAGACGGAAGCGCCCTGTACGCAGACGCGGCCTCTGGTGATACCAGCGTCTACGTCACACCTACAACCGGCAACGTGTGGACCACCGACACCGCCGAGACGCCCTGGGATATCGAGGTCGGCGGTGAGGTGATGACTGTGACGACGTGTTCTTCTCGGGCAAGCGACTCATTCACCAGGACCGTCAGCAATTCCTGGGGCACCGCAACGTCCGGGCAGGTGTGGACTGAGGTCAACGGCAACGCCTCCGACCGTGCCGTCAACGGCACACAGGGCTCTGTCACATTGGCGGCCACGGCAACGGACGTCCGGTTCCAGCTCCTGGTACCCACCATGACTGACACCACGGTCCGCTGTTGGATGGCCGTTGGGCAGGTGTCGACGGGCAACCACATCCTCCCCGGGATCATTCTGCGTTATCAGAACACCGGATCCTTCTACAGGGTTCGTCTGCACTTCCGGACAGACTCAGCGGTCTATCTGGTCGTGACAAACGCAGCGACGGAAATCGGCGCAGAAGTCGACACAGGGCTGACATACGTCGCCAATCAGGGATTCTGGCTGACCGCCAACATCACTGGCAATCGAATCCGCGCACGCACATGGGCGGACGGCACTCTCGAACCGCCTTCGGATGTCTGGCACATCGACCGGACCATCACGTCGAATATCGTCAGCAGCGGGTATGTCGGAGTATCGGCGAGCGAATTCGCTGGGACCACAAACGTCAACCCGGTTCTGTACTTCGAAAGCTTTGACATTCTCGACCCGCAGACATTCACCGTTACTCGCAGCGTAAACGGGGTTGTCAAGGCGCACTCCCTGGGCGATGACGTTCGCCTGGCAAATCCGTCAATCATTGCCCTCTAGGGAGAAACGGTATGACTGAGCGCTACCCAACATTTCTCCCAGGGCAACGCATCACAGCCCAGCTCCTCGCCTCTGCGCAGCCAATGGTGGTGCGCAAGACTTCAGACACTCCCCGATCAGCTTTCACTACGACCACCGCCGATCCGGAACTCCAGTTCGCAGTAGAAGCCAATGCCGTTTACATCATGGACGGATGGGTGAAGGCATCCGGTGACCCGGCCGGTGACCTGACTCTCGACTGGTCGGCGCCAACCGGGTCACTGGGCGAGTGGATGGGCCACGGTGCGGGAAACTCCCCAATTTCTGCCAATGGCTCTCCTGGTGCGCTCATCGCGGACACGGCATCAGTGCGTGGATATCTGATCCGTACGGAATCGAACGACGTCACAGCAGCGCGTGGTTTCGGCATGATCAGCACAACTGATCTCCTGACTATTGCGCTCTGCGGAACGCTCCGTGTCGGGTCAACCGCCGGGACCTATTCCCTGGACTGGGCGCAGACCTCATCGAATGCCTCCGCCACCACCATCTACACCGATTCCTGGCTGCGCCTTCAGCGCATTGCATAGTTAGGGGAGACCATGGAGACCCGCATTATCCCCGAAACGCATAGCCGATCTCTGCGTTTCGGTCGTCACGTTCACCACGACCCTCGATCCCTGGCCTACGCCCACAGTGTCTTGCCGAAGTCGGCCATCAAGACCGTGAGCTGGACTCGCCGGGTTCCCATTTTTGACCAGGGATCCATCGGAAGCTGCACAGGAAACGCGGGGACCGGCGTTCTCGGCACGGACTCAGTCCTGGGTACCGCGCCGACAACGGTCACCATCGCAGCGGCCGGAGCTTCAGCCTCACATGGCCTGTTCACCGCTGGCGTGTACGAGCTGAACGAGGACTTCGCCATCAAGCTCTACTCCTTGGCGACAGTCCTGGACGGCGTCTCTGGGCAGTATCCGCCCACCGACACGGGATCTTCCGGCATTGGCGTCGCGAAGGCGCTCAAGGGGCTCGGGCTGGCCAGTGGGTACACACACGCTTTCTCGATCGCCGCCCTGAACTCGGCACTCCAGGCCGGACCAGTGATGATCGGCATTGAGTGGCTGAACAGCATGTTCAACACAGCAGCCGATGGCCGGATCATTGTGGACCGAACTTCTGGGGTTGCCGGAGGCCATGAGATCGAGCTGTCCAAGTTCGACGCCACAACGGGCGAGTACTGGATCGACAACTCCTGGTCCGACACGTGGGGAGACCACGGACTGGGGTACTTCACCAGCGTCGATCTGGCGTGGCTGCTTTCCCAGCAGGGTGATGTGACAGTCCCCGCCTGGACCGTGGCGCCGACACCCGCCCCGGTTCCCGTGGATGTTGACAGGGCCCTGGCCGCAGCCGCGCACACATGGCTCACTGCGAAGGGGCTGTGATGTCCACGAAGACAGGACCGCAAAAGTACCCGTTGGCCTCCACCAGCCACTGGTACCAGGACACCTACCCGGGTGACGCGATGGAAGTCAACGTCATCGTGTGGCACAGCACGGAGGGGACTTCGCTACCGGATTACTCCGGAGGTTCCGTTGCCCCGAACTTCACAGCCGTTCCGGATTTCACGGCGGAGAAGCTCACCTGGTACCAGCACTTCGACTTCGACGTTTCCGCCCGCGCTCTCGTCCACACAGGCGCCGTTGCCACGAACACACTCAATGTCGACCAGGTGGAGATCGTCGGCACCTGTGACCCGACGACGCACACGAAGTGGACAAAGTCCGGGATCAAGCACCTGTACATGCCCGAGCTGCCCGCTTGGGCGATCCGGGACCTGGCCGCGTTCTCAAAGTGGGCGCACGCAAATCATGGCGTGCCGCTCACCAGCACCGTCACTTGGAAGGCGTACCCGGCTTCCTACGGCGCCAATGGGGTTCGTCTCTCTGATGCCGCGTGGATGAAGTATTCCGGGCACTGCGGGCATCAGCACGTGCCGTCCGGCAACGTTCACGGCGACCCGGGACTGTTCCCGATGGCCGCCATCCTCACCGCCGCATCTGGTGGCATTCCTACGGAGAACGACATGGCCCTCACCAACGCTGACGCCGACCTGGTTGCAACTGCCGTTCTCAAGAAGGACGGCGTCATCGCCAACCCCGTGACCGGCACTACCAACGACTACATCACCCCGGCGACCTCGCTGCGCAACATCGAGATCATCGGCCGTCGCTCAGAGGTAAAGCTCGACGCCCTGAGCACCATCACTACCAGCCTCGTCAACGCCGTGGCCCAGCTCTCCTCGGGCATTGACGGAATCGACCCGGCAGCGATCGTCGCCGAACTCAAGGCCGCGATCGAGAACGTCACCATTCACCTTGACTCGGCCTGACGGAGGAACCGTGGACATTGAAGAGGAAGCGATCTACAAGACGGCGAAGACATACGCCATGGATCTCCTGGAGCGTGTACTCACGTCGTTCCTTGGTGCTTTCATTGGCGGCGTCGTGGTCACCCAGCCCCTGAATGGCAGCATGTGGTATGCCGCCCTTTCCGGCGGCGTAGCTGCTGCTGTGGCCCTTCTCAAGGGACTGGCGGCCCGCCTGCGGGGCGACGAGAACTCGGCATCCCTGGCGAGGGACGTCTGACCCTGGGGGAGTAGTCCATGCCCGATGAGCCGACCCTCGGTGAGGTCGCACGACGCTTCGAAGACCGGCTCACTGATGTACGCGATGACATCCGGCAACTAGGCCACGCCATCGACGGGAAAGTGTCTCAGGAAGTCTACGCACTCCAATACGCAGCGCTCATGGCGAAGATCAGTGCGCTTGAGGCATTGCGGGAGAAAGACGTAGAGCGCTTGATCGCTACCCGTCGATGGCTGATAGCCGCCGTGGTCATGCCCATCGTTGCAGCACTTCTTCCTGTCCTGATCTCGCTGATGCAGGGGACTGGTTCATGACGCGCACGGAGATGAAGCAGGATGCGCGCCGAGGGCGGAAGGGAGATGTCCTTACCGTCGTCGGTGCCATGCTGCTCGGTGCCGTTCTTGCATTCGTCCTAGTCAACATCCAGGATCTCCATGACGAACTGAGAATCGCCAATCAGGCAAGGGACGCACTTGCCAGTCAGGTTCAGGGACTAGGCGCCACTCCGGTTGCCGGGCAACCGGGCAACCGTGGTGATATTGGACCATCGGGTCCCGCTGGTCCTGTAGGACCAGTGGGACCTACGGGGAAAACCGGCGCCACAGGAAAACCAGGGGCGACGGGAACACCTGGACCGACGGGAGCCAGCGGAGCGTCAGGAGTCCCCGGCGCCACGGGAGCCAGCGGCGCAGCGGGTAAGGACGGCACCGATGGGACGGATGGCAAGAACGGCAGCTCCGGAAACCCTCCGGCCGGATGGACATGGACCGACCCGAATGGGGTGAAATACTCCTGCGAGCCGGTGGGCGACTTCGACTCCAGCGCACCGCGCTACAGCTGCACGTCGCAGCCAACGCCAGTTCCAACGGAGAGCACGTTAGTTCTCCTGACCGCTGTGTCCATGGCTGCTTACCGACGACGCATCGAGTAGCTTCAGGCGCCCCCCTGACGGCTCTCGTACTCCATGATGAGGTCAGCAGCCCGGTAGACCCTGGCACAGCGCCCTGGACGCCCACGTGCGGCCGTGCGGCGCTTCCCCACAGCTTCCAGGCGCCGGTATGAAACCATCTCCCGCACCTCGGCAACGTCCATGCAGAGGTAGTTGGCCGCCTCGTTGATGGTCCACAGGGTGTCGTCCTCCCCCACCATCGGCAGATCGGCCGACGTCCAGCCACGCGCGGTCATGCTGCCCCCTTCTGGATTGGCACCCAGGTAAACACCAGCACGTTGTCAGCAACGGTGAAATCGGATCGCCAGCGTGGTCGTGTCTCCGTGTCGTCCAAGCAGTGTGGGTTGACACAAACAACTATTCCACTCAACGGATGCCAGCGCATGGTCGGCTTGGCGCACCAGGGGCATGGAAGTTCTTTTTCTTTGGGCTCTCGTGGGAGCCGGTGGAGTCCTTGCTCTGGACGGAACACTGCGTCGGCACGGCGTATCCATCCGTCCATATAGCTCATGATACCCAGCACGGTCTGGTCATCGACTGCCTCAGCCAGCTTCGGCAAAGCGCGCAGGGCGAAGTCTGTGTTCTGGTCGGAGCCACCGCGCCGAACGCCACGAACCCCCGTGACCATCTCCCGGAGATGGACTTCCAGGCGGCGCACTTCGGCATGGAATTCCAGGGTCAATCCCGCAGCGGCTCCATGCCACGGTATTGTCGAAGCCGTCAACTTTCTACGGCCGGTTGACTCACTGTTTTGCTGCTGCTGGTATGGGAGAACCTTCTCCAGGGCACAGTAGAAGCGCCATGCCCGCTGGGTTTCCACATTAAGACGGTCCCGCAAACTCCCCGGCTCCGAGATCATGATCGGATTATAGGGGATAAACAAAAAATGACCCCCACCATCTGGCGAACCAGATGGTGGGGGTCATTTTGCATTTGTCTGCTACGGGTTCAGCTGTTCTGTGGCATTCTGCCTGATCTGTCGCTTCCTGTAGCCCGGGTCAGCGGCGGCATGCTCTTCATCCAGGAGAACCTGGATGTAGTCCGGTTCCGGATCGGAGCCGAGCAGGTTGAGCGTTGCTACGTATATCTCCTGGGCTTTGGTCATGATCCACCCCTGTCACTGCAACCAAGGTCACTCGACAGCGGGGTCGACGTGACCTCCACACTCAGGACAACGATACCCCTCAGTGCAGTCTCTGTGGGCTAGTGCCCAGTGGTCCCAGTGGTCTTTATCCAACCGATTAGACCAGTGCAGCATCTCCAGGGAGAGATGACAAGGCAACCACCGACGCCCCGCTACGGGGTACTTCAGCCGCATGGGAGCAGTAGACGGGATTGCGGGGTCATAGGTGTAGATGCGCTGGTACGTCTTGATGTGAGAAAGCTTCCCTGCCAACCACATAAGGCAACGAGCTGTCCGAGTCCGCAGACTCACAGCCACTCGTCTTCGTCGCGCGGATCCGGGATGACCAGGGTGACCTTCTTGACGATGCGTTGCTTGTCATTCGGGTACTTCTTCTTCCGGAACTTATATATCTGCACGATTTCGTCCCGATTTTCCCGGGGGTACCCTACTTCCATGTACGGGGTCAGCTCGTCGTCATCTTCAAAGTGCACTTCGAGGGCGTAGCGGTACTGAACCTGACACGCCGTACCGAAGGCCGTTTCCATTGGCTCCCAGGAGTCCAGGTCCACTTCCTGCTCAGGTTCGGTCTCTATCTGCTCGGTCATTTGCCCCTCCGGGAGAAGTTCGGCGATCGCGTCAGTGACCGACACGATACCGGCTGGGTCACTCAGGCTGTCCACAGCGCGGGCCACCAGGGGCTGCCAACCGTAGTCACGCTGGTGACCGATCACCCGCGACAGCTGGACACGCTCACCCCTGTCGCGACTGAGCAGAGACACGACGTCGTAGTCCGAGAGAGGGCTCAAGCCGCTGACATTGGTGATTCCTATGCACGCGATCTCACCGTTGCACGTGGGACCCACCGGGCCAGATCTCAACCTTCACTACCACCATGATCGGTTCCTCAGGGTTGTTCATGGTCTAGAGGAAGGAGGAGGGTTCGAACCCCTGCCGCTTACGCGACCCCTGGTTTTCAAGACCAGTGCCCAGCCACTCCGGGCGTCACCTTCCATGAACTGCGTGGAGAGAGTGGGATTTGAACCCACGGATCCGAAGACCACGGCATTAGCAGTGCCGCGCACTAGGCCTGGCTGTGCGACCTCTCCCTGGTTGCGCTCCCTCGGCTGGACTCGAACCAGCGACCTTGTCCTTAACAGGGACTTGCTCTGCCATGCTGAGCTACGAGGGACCGGCAACCAGGCGACCGTGCTTCCCCTCAGGGGGCGTCTCCGCAGCCAGTGCGCCCGCCGTAGCGCACATACGTCAACACCTGATCGCCTGGCCTGTCAGTGGAGTTGTCAGGCAGTCAGGCCGGGAGTCGTGGAGCCACTGCCGCCAGGCTTGGGGTCGTCAACTGCCGCCATGATGTCTCCTGTTAGCTAGTGATGAAGAGCGCTGGGCTCGCCTACTACGAGCCAGCCCGTCGGGATGGTCGGACTCGAACCGACGGCCTTCCGCTCCCAAAGCGGACGCTCCACCAAACTGAGCTACACCCCGGTCCCCGCGACTGGATTCGAACCAGCGACCGCTTCCTTATCAGGGAAGTGCTCCACCAAACTGAGCTACGCGGGATTGTGGTCCACCGCACCCCGTGCCCGCCCGGACACATGAACGGTGAACCACAGCGCCAACCACCGTGACGAACTTGGCGCAGAGCCGACAGCAGGACTTGAACCCGCAACATCTGCATTACAAAAGCAGCGCTCTACCAATTGAGCTATGTCGGCAGGCCAGGAGAATTCAGGTAACCAGCCTTCCATCTCCTGGTGTGCTGAGGCGGACCTTCCGAATCAACTTCAGCGTGCCCCGAGTAGGAATTGAACCTACCGCGTCAGAAGACGAACGCTTTACAGGCGCCCTAGCACACACAGTGCAATCCGAGGCATTGATGATCGCGTGAGGGGCATTTCAAAGCCGCGCTTACCTCACCTTCATCACTGGCGGCGAGCCAGAAGTCCCGCAGGACTCGCGCTCCCTGCTGAGGATTCGAACCTCAAATACGGACTCCAGAGGACCGTGTGTTGCCAGTTACACCAACAGGGATAGCGGCCCGTTTCGCGATCTTGAGTGGGCCAGACTCTCAATGGGGGCATTCACGGCCCCTGCGCTTGTCCTTTTCTCTCCACCGGGTGGACCAGACCCAGCCTCAACCCGCTCCATGACTTTGGGCGATCATGTACACGGGTTGGAGAGCGCGACCGACGGGAGTTGAACCCGCACCAACTGGCGTGACAAGCCAGGACTCTGCCATTGAGCTACAGCCGCTCGGTCTCGTCGTCTATCAACACACGACGAGACCTTTTCCGCAGCCTCCTGACCAAGGAGACAGCAGGCCTG